TCATAACATAATCTTCTCTAGTTACAGTTCTGTTTTGAGCAGCAAAGAACGACATTGCGTTGTTACGAATTTCTTCTAATGTTTCTTCACTACGACCACCTCGCGCTGGTTCTGGGTTTGTAACTGCTACTGAGTTTCTGATAAATCCAGTTACGGTACTATCTAAATTTCGTTCATTTGCAAATGATGTATCTATGGATACTATGTTTGTTAAATCTTTAGCAGTAACATTATCTACTATACCATTACCAACTAAGTACTCAACGGTTAGTGTTGTGTTAGATGGTGCGACACCATATGTTTTAGTATATAAAAAGTTAGATGGGTCAATACCCTGGTCTAAATCACCAACGATTCTGTATAGATTAGAACCCACATTATCTGGATTTGGTACAATCTCTTCATCCGCATTTTGTGATATACCAGCACCGAATTGGATTACAACTACCCCACTATCTTCGAATCTTGTAATAAATCTTTTAGGTACTCTCTTTAATTCTAAGAGGTATGGTGTATCACCACTATACTCTACAAACGCAGTTGAGTTATCTTCATTATTTTCTATCTGTTCAAATACAGTGTCTTGTGCTAAGTATGGTACGTGTGTCCATTCATCTCTATCATCATCAGTTATTGATTTGATTCTTATAAAGTTAGGTTCTTCTATCTTAATCTTATCATAAATCTTTGGAGAACCAAAATTAAAAGTTCTTGTTTTTTCAGTACCACTAACTGCCTTTACCAATTTCTTAACAAGGTAATATACCGGCTCATTTGTAGATTCATCGGTTTGATAAACTGAAACTTCAGTTGGGTCAAATGAAGATGAGAACGCAAATCTAACTTTACTGATTGTTGAGAATGTAACATTTGTATTTGATGTAGAACTTACAATCATACCTTCTTTTAGTGTTAATGCGTAATCCCAATTTGGTTTTACATTATCACCACTACCTACGGCTGGTAGTAATTGATATACAGTTAAGATTGTAGTAGCGGGAACATTTAACTTTGGAGAATATCCAAATGTTTGTGCTATATTAAACACATTTGATTTTTCCTGAGCTTGTTCAAGAATTGATTCTCTTAACTGAACATCCGTGTAATATGAAAGAACATCACCAACATATGATGCCATTTCCATAAACATCATACCAGGAGATGCCTCGTTGAAGTCGTTATAAGTTTGTGGGAAGTAATTTTTAGAAAAATCAATAAGATTCTTACGGATATCTCCAAAGTCCTTACCAATTAAACTTACATCTTTTTTAATTTTATCAGCCATTTATATACCTCAAAGAATTGATACACTACCCTGATTGGTTACGAGTATTGTTATATTTTCGTTTGCACCATTTTCTGTAATTTTGAACTTCATTGATATTGAGACCCTATTATAATCCTCTTCAACATTAATAAGTATGTTGTCAATGATAATGTAGGGTAGCCAATATTTTATATCCGCACGTAGAGATGAATCCAATGCATCACCAAGGTCTGGGGTCATTTGTTCAAATAGTAACGAGTAGACATCTGTTCCAAAATCAGGTTGAAACGGCCGTTCACCCTTTTGGGTTAATATTAAATTTTTTAGATTTGATATTGACTGTTCTTCAGTAGTGTATGAAGATTTAAAAATAGGAGTACCCCCCATTGGTAACATAACACCAATAGCAGTATTCTTCTTTAAGTCAAGAGGATTTATTTTATATTCAGGCCGGTTTCTTGCCATTATTTACCCTTCTTCTTGTCAATAGCTTTCATTAGTTGAGAATAATCTCGTGTAACTGCGTTTACAACTGCTTGCCCAGCTTCAGTTTGTTGAAGTTGTTGTGCTGATACTTGACCACCCTCTGCTGTTTGGAATGTTGCGTTTTGAGTATTAACTCCACCACCCCATGCTTGTGCTTGCGATGCATTAAACACACCACCTTGGCCATTGATACTTCTCCACTCACCACCTTGTGCGGTTTCGTTCAACATATCATTTAACAGTGACTTGTTGGTGAATGTTTGTTTGGTTTGTTGTGTAGTCTCAAAGATATGTTCTACATCAAGCGGGTCCGTTTCAACAACCATTGGTTGTGATTGTTTCATCTCTTTAAGGATAGATTCACGAATTGACTTTTCACTTTTAGCCACTTCCTTCTTCACTTCTTCCTTAATAATAAGTTGAATTGCTTTAATTAGTTTCTTTGTATCCATAGTAATAAATATAATTTATATATAATTATTGTTTCATTGTTTGTAATTGAGTTTTTACCCGAGTTATCGTAGATAATAGTTGAGGCCCACCAGCCGTTAGTGATGCGACTGGCCCACCAAGGTTGGCAGCAGCAGTTAGTTGTGGTGCTAATTGTAATAGTGCATCGGTGATTGCTTCCAACTGACTAAATATCGTGTCCATATCAGCTTTCCAACCTTTAGTAGAAATATTAACTGATTTCTTACCACTAATAAGAACTGAATCTTTCTTTGAGTTTATAATAACTCGTTCGGAGTTGATTACGATTTGTGGTTTTTCATATGAACTTACAGACACCACACCAAGACTGAACTTTTGAGATGGTTGAATTTTTATAGTTTGTTTAGAACCCAACCAAATAGATGAGTCATCTTTATTGATATCTTCTATAACAAATTTATTATAACCATTTGAAAGGCCAGCGCCGTTTCTAATAATAGTTATCGGAGATTCTGGTGTAGTTGAAGACCACGATGGTTTATTTGTTGAATCAGCGTTATCTGGTGTATATCCAAATCTTATTGAATTACCAAATCTACCTTCGTGAATGACATCTCCGGCAAATGGTTGTAATTGAGATAAATCAGATACTTCTACGAACTCTTTGTTCTTCTCATCGGTTGATGATGCGTTGTTTGTGTTAGATACACCAGCACCTGCAAACCCATATGAACCTCCAACAATAAGTCCTTGTAATAAAGTCGAGTTCTTAATTATGTTATTGTTAACATTACCTTGAAGGGCAAGTGGTGACATATAGTAGAATACCGTTTTACCCGAACCTAATCCTGATATAAAATCAGATGGTCCTTTAAACACTACCACCTGTTCACCAACAACAGGAAGTTGTTTTAAGTTTTGGCTTAATGGTTTTGCGTATATACGTTGGCTGTTTATTGCGCCAGTCTTTAATAATGCCTGTATTGAATATGGTCCGTATTTAGCATCATCTTTTAAATACACTTCAACTACTTGTGCGAATTTCATTCAGCATCTCCATCTTCTTTAGGTAGGTCTTTTTCAACCTCATCAATTGCGTCCATAAGTTGTTTCTTTTCTTCTTCTGAAAGTAAGAAACCACCCGATTCAGCTGATGTGTTGTCCTTCATCATTCGTTGAACGATTGCCGCAAGTTTGATTAGAGCATCATCGTTCCTAACGGAGATGTCAAGGTATTCCTTAATCAAAGGAACTACAACTGCAGCATCGTTCAAGTTCTTGACCATTGGTTCAAGTTGAGCAATGAGTAGTTTTATTTGTCGGTCTTTCTTTTTCTGATTGCTGTATACATCTGACATTAAATCAGCAAAAGATTTACCTTTAAAGATTTCATCATCTTTAGTCATTGAATTCCTCCACTCGGTGAGTTATTGGCAATATACCTTCTTTCATATAATCAATATATAATTCACCATAGATTGATTTCATTCGACCAACTACTTTGGTTATATATTGAGTTTGAACGCCAGTTCTCTCTCTAATAAGTATGTAAAGTGCCTTTTTGTTATAAGAATATAAATTGTCTCGTGTTCTGAATAGTTCAGTTAAAGAGTCAGCAATTTTTCTATCTCTATCTTTTAAGAATAAAGTGAATACATTGTAGTCCATATAACGAACATAGTAATCCATAAAGTCTTTGAGAGCATCCATTTGCTGCTTGTCGTAAACTTCATTAACGACATTACGATTGGTATCAATTACTTCAATACCATCACGAGCTTTCATTCTGGCATAGTTAGCATTGTTTTCGTTAAACAAATAGTTTCTTGCAATTACCGTGAAGTATGAAAATGCTCTACCATTGTCTCCATTAAATTTGTGAATCTTTTCATTTAAGAATGCAACCACATTCATCTTAACATCCTCATATGGGACATCGAAGTAATATGTCTTGTAGGTGTGGATTACATTCTCTGCTAGTTTATCAAATGGGTAGTGAATAAATCTATTGTAGATTTTGTTCTTCATTCGTTGGTCATCGCAATTGTTATATGCGTTGATAGCAATCTCTGTAATTTGTGTGAAATACCTTTTACTCTTTCTCTTCCGACCCATAGTATTGTTCTAATTCAGAGATTATTTCATATAAATTTTTAAAGATAAATCCAGTTTCATCATCGGCTTCAAACGAACCTAATTTATCAATGTCTTTCATCTTTGCCATTGAAGAGTCAATCTTCTCTGCAACATCAGCGATTACTACCTCTTGTTCCTCAATTGCGTCTTCTAATGCTTCATTCTTACGAAGGAGATTGTATGTCGTATATCCTAATAATAAGGTTGAGACTGATAATATGACTATAATTAATACCATAATTAATCTTGTACAATATCTTTAAATGCATCGAATACACTTGTCGTATTGGTGTTCGAGTTTGTAAATGCTTCAGCCAAGTTACCCTTTTTAGGTCTACCGGTTGTTTTAGTACGAGTAGATTTAACTGGATTCATTTCAGATTCCCATCTCTTATTTTCGTATATAGCAGCCATCTGGTCAGCCGTATGCATTATGAATGGGATTGAAGTGGATAGTCTATCATCGTTATTATACTTGATATAATATTCTTTGTTATTCTCATCATATAACCCATCAGTCAATCTCATACCAATCATTTCCTCTTCAGTATACTTGATACCAAAGTGTTGAAGATTGTACATAGTTCGGTCATTAAGATTCATCCAATGAATATTTGAATTAGTCTTATAGATTTTACCCTGATTCTTAACATGCCACTCCGAATCATTCTTTACATAATAATCCAACTCAGGAGTACCTAGCTTACCAAGGTCGTGGTGAAGTGCTACGAAGATAAGTGTTTCTCTATCGAACTCTTCCATAATCATACCGAGGTCTTGCCATAAGTCATACACCTTTAAAGCGTTACGAGTTACACGAAGAACGTGGTCAATGTATCCACCTGGAAAAGCATTGTGGTAATGTTCTACCGAAGATGCTGGTGTGTAAATCATACGTTCCTCAAAGTGGTCGTACATTTTATTGAGTGCTTCCAATCGGTCACCCTCAAATGTTTTGTTGATTAGTTTACGAAACTTATCGTAGTTTTCTACGAGCTCTTCCGCTGTAAAGAAGTCTAACATATTTTAAATTATTTTATCGATTATACCACACTCAAGTGCTTTCTCTGCGGACATAAAGTAGTCGGATGATGAGATACCTTCCCAATACTCTTTATCCATATTTGAATTATCAGCCATTAATTGATTACACTCGTGTTCTAATTCTTCTGAAAACTTTGCATTAGATTTAACATCACTCAACTTGCCTACTACAATGGTAGATAATTGATGTACCATAATCTTTGAGTGTTTTGATGCAGCACGAACGCCAGTTCCACAAGTCAATAACAATGCAGCAGCAGACATTGCTGAACCTCTAACAATGATGTTAAATGTAATACCTTGGTCTTTTTGTGATTGGATGTAGTCAATAAGAGCAAGAGTCTCAATAACATCACCTCCGGGTGAATTTAATAAAATATTGATTGTAGAGAGTTCACCATTAATCTTTTTTAGTAGTCTAACTTTAGATACGATATCAAAGGTTAACCCACTCGTAATCTCATCTTGGATGAGGATTACGTTATCGGTAGTATCAATACCATAATCAAACTCACGATAGTAAGTACGTTGTAAATCACGTTCATCGTTTGAGTCATACCCTACTCTTAAATCGCCAGCACCCGTTGTTGTGCTTCCGTATAGTTCATCCATTGTTTATAACTTGTTTATTTGTATACAATATACAAAAAATAATCCAATAATCCAAATTTATCTTTTATTACTACGTTGGGTAGCCATATAGGTGTGCTTATGTTTAGCTGGTTTCTTTTTTACTTCACCATATAAATCACGAGCCTCTTCATCGGTTGGGACAAACTCTACTTCTTCTTTTTCTTTTTTAATTGCTTTTGGGCTTTCTTTACTCTCTTCTTGTAGAGTTTCGTTTCTTTCTTCTCCCACTTCATTTGTAGGTATTGATACTGCACCCCCATCCGCTGCATCAGAGGGAATAATAATTTCGCTGTTATTATCGATAGCACCATTACTATCAATAGAATCATTAGTTCTTTCATCTTCTTTATTTGTTAATTTATTTAATGCGATTACCATTGAAATTGCTAAAGGGTCAAACACAAATACAATTAAAAGTGTAAACCAGTTTACAATTACATTCATTGGTTTGCCTGTAATTTGAGACATATATCTCAATGGACCAACCTCTGCGGCAACTTCATTATTGGATTCCAAATCTAATATTTGTAAATCGAGTGAGGTAATGGAATCCGTAGATACCTCAATCTTTTTAGCGACACTTTCACGAGAAGTTATTGCTGACTCTAATTGTTTCTCTAATGCCTTCCGTTGTGATGAGGAAGTTGTCGTGATGATTTGACCAGTTTCCCTATCACGATACTGAACTTGGTTATTTGATAAACCATTTCGTAATTCAGTAATAGATTCGGACAGCTCCTTCTTCTCTATATTCAAGTAGTCCAATTGTTCTTGGAATCTACCTTTCTTTAATTCAATCACTTGAACTTGTTTATCCATAACACTTAATTGGTCAGCAGTAGTTTGGTATGCTGATGTTAAGAATCCATAGATACCAGCTGATGTTATAACCATTAACACTCCGACTGCAAGAGTTAAGTACCACTTCATCCAACCAGCCTTGTCCCAATGGTTATGTAAGTAAGATGCTAGTATAAGTTTAGAGAACTCCAATGCGCCTGCCATAATAATAACTTCGGTTCTAGCGCCAGCAAAAAGAGAACTCAATCCATATACGGAATAATATGCAGCAGACCCCGCTAATGCGAAGGTACTTACTATCATCAACAAGATGAAACCATTTCCCTTGTTAAAAAATTTTCTCATATTTCTTTCCAAAATTAGTTTTATTAACTTTAAGACTTGTACTTATTATCAACTTCGTTTTCGCTAAGCAGCTCAAGCCTTTTAAGTTAACCTGATAAGGATAAATATCAGGAAAATAATAATAACTTAATATTATCAAGCTTTCCCCATACTATGCCCCTTTCAGAGTGTACCAAAATTAGAGATGTAGTTTAATACAGTTAACTCTTTCATCTTAGCCTCGACCTCAATATCAAGGGAATGACCATATGTGTTAATTTCAGAATAGATGTAATCAGAGTGTGCTTGTGCTTTAACACCCTCTTCTTCTAATTGTCGTGACTCCGAATAATGAACGAGTGGTTTGTAGTCACCCCAAGTCGATATAGCCAACTCAAGTGCTTCTTGTTCAGACAACCCACCAGTATTGAACTTATGGTGGTGGTAGTCAAATGTAATCGGAATACCAATGTGTTCGTGTAGATACATTAGGTCTTTGACTGAATACATACTTGCTTTGTCATCGTTCTCAACAACCAATCGAGATTGAACTGACTCTGGTAGTCGTTTGAAGTTCTTGATAAATCTATCCATAGCAGATTTCTTATCACCATACACACCATTACAATGGATGTTAATTGGATTCTGATAACTTCTCTCTAACCCCATAAGGTCAAAATGTTCTCCGTGTATTGAAAGGTCTCTAATAGTATTGTCTACAACTCTATCATTGGGTGACACTAATACGTTGAATGGGCCAGGATGTGATGTGATACGTTGACCATAAGACTTGGCGAGAGTACCAGCACCCTTAAGTACATTACTAAACTTATCAAAGTCAGGCATATCCGACAACTGAAACTCACTAGCCCACGGAACTAAATCAGAGGACATACGGAACAATCTAAATCCGTTGGTATGATTCCACTTAATAATCTTTACAAGGTCTCTTGCGTTCTCTAAAGCAAGTTCTGATGACCTATCGATACCTTCTTTAAGGAATGTCTTCTTAATCATACTACGATTGGTAGTAATCTTGTCTTTACGAAGGGTCATATTGATACAGCAATATCCGAGGTTTGTCATATGTTTCTTATTTACTATGTAAATGTAATAAAAAAAGGGGACTTATACAAGCCCCCTATGTTAAATTTATGTTAATTCTTCAAAGTCTATTGAAGGTATTTCTTCACAAAACCAATAGTATCCATCTCGTTTCAGAACAGTATCGGCGTCAAGATGTTCCTTCCATACATCAATTATCGGATTATGGTCAACTCGAATCTTCTTGACCACGATGAACAACTTATCATTAAACGTAACTTTTTCTGCTCTGAAGAATCTAAACATATTATTTAACTTTTACATCAATCTTCTTAGCCTTTCGGTCTTCGTATTTAGGAATAGTGATAGTGAGGATACCATCTTTAGCCGTAGCGGATGTTTGATTGATGTCAAACGCATCGTGGATTTTGTATCTCTTATGAAACTTACGATGTTCCTTTTCAGCTTTCACTTCCAACAATCGGTCTTCTACTGAAACCTCAATATCTTTGTTAGATAAACCTGGAACCTCAAACTCCATAGTCAATACATCATCCTTTAAATACGCTGAT